TAATGCAGGCGATGAGATTTCTCGTGCTAGATACTCAGCAACACAAGAACGTAGTCTTGGACTAGGTGCAATGGGTTGGCATTCACTTCTACATCAGAAGAGAGTTGCATTTGATTCACCAGAGGCTAGAGAATTAAATCGTGAAGTGTTTAAATTCATCAAAGATGAAGCAGTTAGTGAAAGTATAAGTATAGGTGCAGAGAAGGGCGAGGCACCTGATATGAGAGGTACTGGTAGACGTAATGCACATTTACTGGCAATTGCCCCCAATGCAAACTCTAGTATTATTGTTTCTACTTCACCATCTATTGAACCAATGAAAGCGAATGCATATACACACCGTACTCGTGCTGGTTCACATTTGGTGCAGAATATATATCTAGAAGAAGAGTTGGAAAAAGTTGGAAAGAATCATCCAGACATTTGGTCTAGTATTATTACTAATGGTGGTTCAGTACAACATTTGGATTTCTTGTCAGATGAAATCAAAGATGTTTTCAAAACAGCAATTGAATTAGACCAACTCGTGTTGGTAGAACAAGCTGCAGACAGACAAGAATATCTCTGTCAAGGACAATCACTAAATCTATTCTTCCCTGCTGGGGCAGATAAGAAAGACTTGCATAGGGCACACTTTGCCGCTTGGAAGTTAGGAACGAAGGGTCTGTATTATTTACGAACAGAGACTTCACAAAGAGCAGAGAATGTATCACTAAAGGTTGCTCGTGATGCATTGAAAGACTTTGAAACACAAACAATGGAATCGCAAGACGAATGTGTCGCTTGCGAAGGATAAGGGTAAAGAAGAAATGAAAGTAGAAATTTATAGTAAATCGCATTGTCCATTTTGTGAGAAGGCCAAACATTGGTTTGACTCACATGGATATGAGTACACAGAAATCAAAATGGATAACGAAGAAGAACGTCTTGCATTTTATCAACGTGTACCAAACGCTCGTTCAGTACCACAAATCTTTATTGATGATAAGTTGATTGGTACATACGACCAGTTTATTGCTGTTGCAGATACCTTTGTCAAAAAGAAAGGTGGTGGATTGATGGTGTTCTCAGAAACATATAAACCATTCCACTATCCTTGGGCAGTTGAAATCACAACAAGACATGAGAAGGTTCACTGGATTGAAGATGAACTTGACTTGTCTGAAGATGTGTCTGATTGGAAGTCTGGTAAGGTAAGTGCAATCGAAAAAGAATACATCACAAACATTCTAAGATTGTTTACACAGTCTGATGTTGCAGTAGGACAGAACTATTATGACCAACTTATACCAAAGTTTAAGAACAATGAAGTACGGAATATGCTTGGTTCTTTTGCAAATAGAGAAGCCATTCACCAACGTGCATATGCACTTCTTAATGAGACACTTGGGTTATCTGATGCCGAGTATCATGCCTTCCTAGAGTATACAGAGATGGCAGATAAGATTGAGTTTATGATGGAGAGTGATCCAAACACTGTTCGTGGACTTGGACTTACAATGGCAAAATCTGTAATGAATGAAGGTGTGGCACTCTTTGCATCATTCGTAATGTTGTTGAACTTTCAACGCTACGGTAAGATGAAAGGTATGGGTAAGGTAGTTGAGTGGAGTATTCGTGACGAATCAATTCACGTTGAGGGTATTGCAAAACTATTCAAGGCATATTGTGCAGAACATCCTCGTATTATAGATGACGAATTTAAGGGACATATATATGAGATGGCAAGACAAGCTGTGAAGTTAGAAGATAACTTTATTGACTTGGCTTATAAAATGGGTGACATTGAGGGACTAGATCAGAAAGAAGTGAAACAGTATGTAAGATACATTACTGATAGAAGACTTCTACAACTAGGACTCAAAGGTAACTACAAAGTAAAAGATAATCCTTTACCTTGGTTGGAGTGGGTACTTAACGGTGCAGACCACACCAACTTCTTTGAGAACAGAGTAACCGAATATGAGGTTGCTGGTTTGACAGGTAAGTGGGACGATGTTTACGCCGCATAATAAATATAATAAAAGGCAGACAAATTTATGAGTAGAAAAGAAATCTTATGTGATGGGTGCGAGGCAGTATTCAGAATCGCCCATAATATGGATGAATGGAGTTATGGCGTTAAGTACTGCCCTTTTTGTTCTGAGAACATCGAAGAGGATAATGAAGATGAACTATTCGATGAGGAAGAAGACGAAGATTACTAATGTCACAATGGACTTATAAAGGCGACCCTGTTGACAACCTACCAGAAGACTGTGAGGGTTTTGTATATCTGATAACTAATCTTACTAATGAACAGAAGTACATTGGTAAGAAACTAGCACGTTTCAAGGTTACAAGACCCCCACTAAAAGGAAGAAAGAACAAACGGCGTTCAAGTAAAGAAAGTGATTGGAGAACCTATTGGGGTTCTTCAGATCATTTGAATGCTGATGTAAAAGGACTTGGTGAAGACAAGTTCACCAGAGAGATTCTATACTACTGTCAAAGTAGAGGAATGCTCAGTTATCTAGAAGCTAAAGAACAATTCGACAGAGCAGTATTGCTTAGTGATGAGTACTATAATGGTATCATCAATGTTAGAGTTGGTAGCTCTAAGGTACTTAAAGAAGAGTACAAGAATAAGTTCTAAAGAAATGCATTTTTGATATAACGAGTATGCAGAAATAACATTACTTTTCGTAACATATGACAGCATCATTTACCTAAATAAATGCGAACCACCCCCAAGGAGATTCAAAAAATGCCCAATCAAATGGACAGAGCGAGCCTGAGTGCTCAAAATAATTAACAAGGGGATGCTATGCATCCCTTTATCATTTTAAGAGGAAGAAATAAAATGACAAAATGGATGCTGGATTTGTTCAAATCAAAACCAAAGACGAATGATATTGTACGTTTCATACGGACAGAATATTCAAACGAAGTAAAGCACTTACACGATCACGATGTACTTGCTTATTACGACAACATAATGACTAAAAGGAGAACCTAAAAATGTCAGTCGGTTTATTAATAAACCAAGGTTACAAACATACATGTGCGGTTTGTGATTGGATTAGTAAGGCACTAACAGGACTATTGATATTATGCATATCAGTAACAGAGTCGGCTGGACGAGCAAGAGCTGCATCAGAATTATCTCGTATGGGATATCATGCAGAAGCGAAAAAATTAATGATGGAGATCAAGAAATGAGTGAAATGATAATGAAACTGAGAGAGAACGAAAAGGTGTGTAGGTTCTGTGATATTGTTGAGGGGTTATTCCTTGTAACATTTCCACTAGTATTGCCTGCACTTATAATGTGGGGAGCATCAACATGGTAACAATTACAGCAACATATTGTGCATTCTGTGATATAGTCGCAGACTTGTATACAAACTTTAGAGATGCTATCACTCCAAAGATGGACAAGAAAGCATACAGAGAACTGCATTCATTGACTGACAGAGAACTTAATGACATGGGTATATGTCGTGGAGATATCAAGAGCATTGCAATGGGTAAAACTGTACCTAGAGGTGGTTGGGACTACTAAAGTTTTTCAACTTTTTTTAAAATAATTTCTAAGTCCTTGTTTTGCAAGGACTTTTTTTTGTACTTTTTTTAAGAAAAGACTTGACATTTGTTTTAATAACATGTATACTGTATAGGTAAGATAGAGAAAAGGAACTAAACATGTCAAAACAAAACGAAATCGAATTCATTTCTGCCTACAAAGGTGGGATTAAAATGTTCTCTGGTGAGGGTGTTGTTGGTTATGGTGACACTGCCGAGATGATTGCCTATGTCCTAAAAACTAAAGGACTTTCTTCTGGTGCTAGTCACAGTTCTTCTATGGACTTTGCTGATGAAGAGGGGTTTGAGAACCACGATGATGCGTGGAAACTTTGGAATGATGCAATGGAGTTAGTATAATATGTTTGAAGTTGGTATGGAAGTTGTTCGTGTTTATCCCCAATTGGGAAAAGACAACTATATTGCAGAAGGTGAGATAACTTCTGTACACGAAGATGCAGATGATGTAACATTAGTAAGCGTTATGTACAATGATGGTGCTACGAAAGTTTACACAGAAGATGCAATGAAGAATGAACTGGGCCGCCGTATGTTGGTTACAACTGGTGAGAAGGGACGTTTATTATTAGAAGCAGCACTAAACGAGGAGTGGGTATAATGGATATCGCACAGTTGCAAGAACAACACAAATTCTTTTCAGATATGCTGAATACTATCGAAAAGATTAAAAAGAAAACGCCTGGCAACGGATTTGCCAAGATGAAGTGTAAAGAGAAGATTGCAGAACTTGAGGCGATCTTTGATCGAATTGATTATGCGGCCCAAATCACTTATGATTAAATTTAATGCGTCTGTAGCTCAGCTGGATAGAGTATTGGTCTACGAAACCAAAGGTCAAAGGTTCGAATCCTTTCAGGCGCACCAATCTTTTTTGAAAAAAAGTGAAAAAAGTACTTGACATTTGTTTTAATAACAAGTATAATGGTTACATAAGATAGAGAAAAGGAAGTTAAAATATGATTATGTTTGAAAAAGAAAGAGTTGAAGTGGTAGTTTCTGAAGTGCTTGACTTCATTACCTATGTAGAATCTTTCTATGGTAAAGGTGGTGTGTATCCTATTGGTGCAACAACTGAAATGATTGCGAAGTCTGTCAAGATGTACTTCAATTCTCTTACTGAAGAAGTGACTTGGGGTGGTGGAGACAGTCTCGACAGAGAACGTGTTCGTGATATTATGATTGAAAAATTTAAATTGGAGTGGAAATAATGGGATTACATGTAAACATCTATAAAGAAGCAAGACAAGAAGATTCTTGGTTAGGTTCAATTGATTGCACAATGGGTGGTGAATCATCCTATGCAAAAGGGTTCACTGTTGTGAATGCTGATGGGCCTTTCGAACCGTCTGAAGATTACCCTGCTGCTGAACTTGTGATGGCAGAACCAATCGGTGGTAAGAGAATACTACGATTGATTCCAGAATCCAAGAAAGGTAAGTGGACAATGTTCGGTGGTAACTACGCTGGAACTTCTGACTCAAGGTTCTCAGAACTTTGTGAAAGGTTGCTTGGTGTGAATTTCTACGGCGCTGTCGCTGTCCATGATAGAGTGGAAGGATAAGAAATGGAAGAAACATTAACTTTCCTAGAAGCTTATAAGGGTGATTTAGAGTATGGTATCAGCAATGGTATCGACTCTATAAACCACTCAACAAGTGGTACGCCCTACTTCTACGGCAGGGGTGAAGCGAATGAATACTTGTCTGAACTCCAGACTTTAATTATACAAATAAAAAGACAAATATCTGAAAAAAGTACTTGACATTTGTTTTAATAACATGTATACTGTATAGGTAAGATTGAGAAAAGGAAATGATTATGGAACAAGCACTAGTTGATTATATCACTGCTAAGAACGCTGAAACCCAAGAATGGGTTGACGCTGCTGAGGGACGTATGGCAGGAATGATACCTACCGACCCTGCTTTCTTTGAAGAGAATGGTTGGACTACCCTCGTGAAATACAAGCGTGCTATGTTGGAAGAAGATGCATACTACATGTGTGCTGAAGCATACTCTAAGAGTTATGCTCGTATGATGAACTTCAAATTCAAAACCAATGCAGAGTTGGAAGACTTGTGTGACCAATATGGTGATACCATTGAGGCGAATATAAAGGAAGAGTCTGAGTGGGCGCAACAATGTGTTGATACATTTCAGTCTATCCTTACCAACACTATCAACTGTGGGGCTCGTAATGAAGAGACTGCTCTACGTTGGTTAGTTGAGGGTGAAGACTTTTACCACAGTCAAGATGTCGAGTCTTTTGTTTATGGATATGGTATCCTGTTCACAGACTATGGTAAAGAACTTGTGAAAAAAATAATGAATATTGTAACATACAAGGAGTTTGTATAATGGTAGATGTGATTCGTGATATCAATATCCTAGAGTCTTTATTGATTGCTATGGATGAGGGTGCGTCTGATGAGAAGCGAATGGCGCTTCAGTCAGTCGAAAATTTGATTGCAGAGAAGAAAGAAATTATCTCTGCGTTTGAAAAGGAGTTTGCAAATGATTCGCAATAAACAACCTAGTGAACTTGTCATTGACTTGACAGGCCCAGCAGGAAATGCTTTTTCTCTAATGGGACAAGCATCAAATCTTGCTAAACAGTTGGGGTTCGATAAATCTGAAATCCTCAAAGAGATGAAGTCTGGTGATTACGAAAACCTTATTTCTGTGTTTGATAAATACTTTGGCGATTACGTTATCTTAGAGAGGTAGAACCAATGACAGGATTAGAACATTCATTATTAGCGACAGGGTTGCTTGCCGCATTTTATTATCTCGGCGTCCACTTCGGTAAGAAGGACGCTGTTGAAGAAGCAGTTGAGTTTACACTTGATACACTTGAAAAAGGAAACTACGTCAAAGTGTCATATAATGAAAAAACTAAGGAAAAGGAACTAATACCTCTTGACAAGACAAGTTAAGTCTGATAAGATGTATAAGTAAATGGTAAGTAAATAAAAAAATGGTATATAAAACTTTAGAAGAGGCAGTAGTTGCTGCCAAAATAATGTGCGAGACGCTAGAAACTTATGTTCGTGTTACAATTGCCCCAGAGGGAAATGGTTACGAATTGTTTGGAACTGGTTCATGCGTACAAACAGTGAAGGAGTGATTATGAAAATTACAATTATTGGAACTGTCTTAGCGACAACTCTACTTGCAACAACAGCATTTGCTGGTGGCGCAACTGTAGAAGATAAGTATAAGACTATTGAAAAGAAAGTCCCACATACAGAGAACATCTGTAATACTGTCGATATTCCTATCTATGGAAATGTTGGTGGTGGTGGTGCATCTGGTACGGCCGTATTAGGTGGAATGATTATCGGTGGATTACTTGGTAAGGGTATCACTGGAAGAGATAAAGGTGCAACAGCTGGTGC